CAGCAATGTATAACCCTGTGTAGTTAGGCGGCGGTGTAAGTGGCATCAGGGCACAGTATGAGCAAGCTCTTGGTGTGCCTCGTTAAGCACTGAAAAGCAGCAGCCTTATCGACCAGCGGACCGTTCTCAGAAGTGACGAAGGTTACGTGTTCGAAAGTGGCCCCGCGCACCTCACCAATGCAGCTTGCCTCGACACCGTGGCTCCTCAGTAACTCTCCAACTTCCGGCTCGAAGTACACAATAGTATCCCTAGGGTCAACTGTGAAGATATCTGCAATTTGAACTGAATCTTGACCTTCTGCCTGCACGTCCCAACCCAAATCTCTCAAAAGGGAAGCGGTACACTTGCCAAAGCGATGGCTCAATGTTTTGATGAAGTGCGCCCGGTATGGGCTCACAGTGGTACTCTGAAGTGGATCTGCAAAGATTGCAAAGGCGTCCTCTGGGACCGGCCCTTCTATGTACTCATCGACCAGCAGCAATTTATTCTCCCCACTACGCTCAGCCTTGATGAAAGCCCCCTCTAGATTCGGGATGTCTGGCCGGCCACGGGTAATGCACTCAAACCTACTATCTAATTTAAGCAACTCCCGAATAGCGGAACTTTTACCAGCTCCCGGGACACTATGAACAACTATTGGTTTATTTAGAGTACTACTAACACGCTCAAACTTATATTTATTCAAAATTTGCAAAAACACATCCATATATTCAATACTACTAAGCTGATTACCTAAGCTATCAAACATCCTCATACACACAGCGAATCTCAGACTTCAGCAGATGCTTATGCTTAATGATCACCCTCACACAATTGTAGAAGGCATCCAGTTCCTCCTCTGACATGCGCTCCTTAATCCTCTCTCCGAGCTTGTAGGCATAGGATACCTCAATTGCATAATTGTCAATGCAATTGGCCAAGTTGGCCGTTTCCTTGGCGATACAAAGCCTCTCAAAGACCAGCTGCGGCTTCTTGTAAATCCCATCTGAGCACAAGCTCCACCCGCAGAAACTTGGTCGGTTTGTCCTATCAACCTTCGCCTTCAACTTAAGCTTCTTGAGGAAGCCCTCATGAGTATCCTTAATGAATAAAGCTCTGTTGGCGCACATGTCATCACCAGCGAAGCATATTCGCTCATCCCCTTTCAGCTTGTATCTTAAGAATGTGAAAAGCATGTTGGCCATTGTGTTGAACAGGAAGGTGCTAGCCTCACCGGAGAAGCGCATTATGGCAAAATTCCCCAACTTCGAGCCCAGGTGCGTTTTGATGTACTTGTAATCCTCTATGAGATCATTGGGCAAGCCCAAATACCTCATCAATGCTAGCTCAAACGCCACTATGTACTAGTCTTGACTAGCGTCGAAGGCTTCATAGTCAGACTCTATACACAGCCCATCAAATTTGGACTCTATGACCCATTTATTTAGCTCTTCCAAGCC